TTACTACAAATCCTGCCCCTGTTGTTCTGGCACCCGCCTCACAGCCTGAGCCTGTAGCTATTGCTCCAATTCAAATAGCTGAAGTCCAAGAAATTTCTACGGTAGAGCTTGCCCCACCAGTGGTAACGGCTCCTGCGACATCAGAAGAAGCAACTGTTTCAGAGGGAGTGGTTGCTGAAGTCGAGGCAGAGGTTGAAGCACAACCTGAAGCACAGCCTGAAACACAACCTGAAACCCAAGAAACACAGCCTGACGAGTCACAGCCAGCAGAGCCAGAGCCTGAAGACCAACCTGAAGATACGCCTGAGTCTACCGAAGAGCGTCCTGCGGAGACGCGAGAAGTAAAAGAAAATAAAGGTGCGGCGGAGAAACAGCCCAAGAAAGCGGTAGTTCAGAAGGCAAAAGAAAAGGCTGGTAAAAAAATTATGGCAAAGATGAACGACAAGTCACGTTATGACGCATCTAACCAGATTAGAACGCTGGCAGTAATGAATGTTATTTCAACCAGCAACGGCATTTTCAAACAGCAGACTGCCCTGAAAGATATTCAGGGCTTCTTTCAGCCTACCAAAATACCAGATGCTACGTTGCCTCAGAATAATTTTGCAGAATACATGCTGTTCGGGGGCAGCGATGCTGGGCACAAAGCTTTAACTGCAACGCAATACAGGTGAACGGCATGTATGAATACAGGTGCAAGGTTGTCAGGGTTGTGGATGGAGACACTGTAGATGTTGACATTGATCTTGGTTTTGATGTCTGGCTATCGAAGCAGAGGGTTCGATTGTATGGCGTAGATACCCCCGAAAGCAGGACACGGGACAAAGAAGAAAAGAAATATGGATTGCGGGCAAAAGCTTTTGTCGAACATCATCTGCCGTTGGAGAGCAACCAAGTCCTGAGAACCAAGATTGACAAGTCACGAGGAAAGTTTGGGCGAATCTTGGGAGAGTTTGTGGTGGATGACACAACCATAAACAGCTTGCTGGTTAAGACCCACAACGCGGTGGCTTATCACGGGCAAAGCAAGGAGGACATCAAGGCGGCACACAGAAAAAATTGGGAGTTGATGGATGGCTGAAGTCGAGGTGGGGGGAGTAAAATTTAGAGGCGGCAAGATTGCTATTATTCTTACAGCTTTGTCCAGCTTGGGCGGTGCAATGTGGGGAGGCTTTGAGTTTTATAAAGATTATATGGACATGCGAGAAAAGATAGAAAGCTATACTGCTCCTGACTTGTCAGGGTTTGACAAGCGGCTTGCAGTCCTAACCACGGATATGTCGGCACTCCGAAAAGAGATGGTTGTCTTTGAAAAACTGGAACAGAACATACAGGACAGTGCAGATGCGGCAAGAGATGAGGCAAGAACAATCAAGCGTGATCTGAAGGGTGAGATTGTTCGTATTGAAAGAATTGCAGAGGGCATGGATCGACGTATCAAGGCAATCCAAGATGACACTCGCAAGGTTATGGACAAAGAGCAAGATCGCTTTGACACAAGGCGAGAAGCAATCAGAAGAAATATGGACGCTCTCGAAATCGAAACAAAAGCGTCCATAAAAGCACTGGAAAAATCAGTGACTGATAAAATTAAGAAGGCTCTTGAGAATCCTCTTTCTCAGATGAGGAAGTAGCTTTCAAGGCAGAAGACATTTCGTCACAAACAAACTCGTTGAATGTCCTGCCGTCTGGCAAATCCTTACCTTCAATGATTGTGGTCTTTCGCAACCACTGACAGCAGTCACGAATGCCCTCATCGTAGGTTCGATTGGTAAGGATGTATTCAAGTCCTGCCCGAATCATTGACCCGATACTTCGCTCTTCCTGCACGGATCGTCGTCTCAAACGATCTAGCTGATCGGCTTCAACGACAAAATTAAATGTTGTTTTATCTCTCATAGCACCTCCTAAAACGGTATATCATCATCAAGGTTGATGTCGTCATCTACCTTTGCTGGACGTTGGGGTGATTTGTCCATCCATGACTCATCATATTCTTGAATGGAGAGACGAATGTTCGGACCATACTGTCCCTCTTTCGCACGGTTGACCACGCCGTTATCCCAACCCTGCACTGAAAGCAAAGGCTCTTTGCCTTCCTTTGCACAGTCAACCAGAAACTTAACAAGCTGTTTCGAAACGTGAAGGTTCCCACGAAAGTCCGCTTGTGACTCCTTGGTCTTGTTCTTTGCTGGTCGCAAGTTGCAGTTGTTTTCCTTGGGTTTGTTTTCCAATTTCCACGGCATCAATCATTCTCCTCTAGGTTTGCGATGCGATTTTTTAACCAGTTCTGTGTCTGCTTCACCTGCTGGGTGATCCAGTCCACGGCTTCAGTTGAAGCCTTATCCCCCTTCTTCTTTAACTCCTCTCTCTGTTCGGCATTGTCCTTCCAGAATTTAACAAGGTCTCGTTTAGCCGCACGAGCGTCGTCCGCACCCATGTCATTGACCGTTTCTTCTGTGGACGCACCGATGTTCTCGAAGTGAACGGAGTAGAGTTCCTTGATGCCTTCTGCATCAAGCAGGTCAATGTCATCATCAAGAGATATGTCCTCTTCTGCTGACTTGTCAGGAGTTGGTTTGGCTACTCTCTTTTTAGGTAACTCTTTTTGTGGTGTTGCACGTTGACCGTCATCGTCTTCCTCACCACAAATTCCGAGAAGGCTGCACAACCCATACCTCCTTGCATAGGTAATTGCCGATCCCATCTTCTGGGGATTGTTCTTGTTCTCGCACAGCAGAGGAACGCCACCGTCTTCAAGATACTCACCCGAAGAGTGAACAATGCGAGTCACCAGTTTATCTGGTTCAGTCAGCGTAATCTGCACGACACCAAGGTTGTGCTGTGCCAGTGTTGAACGAGCAGTCTCCAGACATGCTGGCAGTGTCGCATACTTACCGTAATTCGCTCGTCCATCAAGCGGTGGGTTGCTGATTTCAGACAACGCCGCCACTAGGTCTTCGTGGAATTTTCCCATATTTTTTTACTCCCCAAATAACCATTCCAAAAAAGTTTTCTTAGGCTTGGTTTGTGGCTTCTCAACGACAGGCTCCGCTACTTGTGCTTCTTGTGCTTCACCTTTCAGAAACGCCTTGTATTTTTCGTAGCCCATGCTGTTAATAATTACCCGACGAACAGCGGCGTATTTGATATTAACGCTTGGGTTCTTAACAATCTCATTGATGCTTGCACCCTCTTCAAACTCGTCAATGATAAATTGATTTCTATCTTTTCTACTGACTGTCATCTTTGATCTCCTTTTGATATTGATCGCAAAAAGGTGCGACCTGACAATAATTTCCAACGCACCGCGATGGCTCTCCTTTTCTTTCGACTACCTGATACTCCTCTTTTGCTTTCATTTTTTGGTGGAATGACCCCGCTTCTTCTGGCGAGTTGAAATTCTTTACCGACCTGACGCCACCGATCTTTTGCACAGCCCAAACCGAATCTCTTTTCCATCGATCCTCGTCACTGCACAGTGGCAGAGACCCATCGATGTCATGCTCGAACCATGCGTCCTGATGAGCGGCAACCCGACTCATAATAAAGGAGCGTTGCTCTTCGACAGACCACATGGGTATCTCGACCACATGCACCTGTGCTTGTGGGTAGCTATTGCTGTTGACCGCTTTGCTCTTTTGCCAGTCACGCAAGATGGCAATGACCTGTAACCTGTCGATGTTCATTTCCAGATCATGATGTGCGAGATAGGCGTAGCAGTTGAGTTGTTGCTCCCAGCTTGATTGGTTTTTCCCGATTGCGTAGGCACTGGTAAATTTCCAGTCCATCAAAATCTTTTGATTGCCCTCTGTCCTGATGGCATCACACTGCCCTGAGATTTTCCAGCCATTGATGTCGGCAAACATCCTCTTTTCAATGATGTCACTTTCGTCAGCACCTTCCTCAAGCACTGTGTGGATGCACTTACCCAGAAGTTTCCACACGTCATCCGCGATATCTGTAACTATTTCGTCTTCATGTTGCCTTTGAAGCAATGAAATTCTTGGCGAAGAAAGAAGGCGTGTTATAGTTATCCTGCTATCACCAGAGTCGTATTTATCTCTGGCGAGAAGGTTCTCAAATTGATGCGGCAATCCGTATTTGTTGGTTATCATTTGGGCACCGAATGGGTTGTAGTTGCCATAGGTTATATAATGGTATATATAATGTGTCAATGACTGATATCAAGTTTCAAATTAAGGGACAGCCCCATAGCAAGGCGAATAGCAGACGGCTGGTGTATTTTGGGAAGCGTCCAGCGTTTATCAAATCACCCGAAGCGAGGGCATATGAAAAGATTTTTGCGGAACAGTGTCCCCAGCTTGATCCAATCATTCCATATAACAAGAAAGAAAAGCAGGACGTTGCTGTGCGGATGACGATTTTCTACGCCAGCCGCCGCCCTGATCTTGATGAGTCCTTGATACTTGATTGTATGCAGGGTCGAATTTACGAGAACGACAGGTGCGTTAAGGAGAAGCACATCTTTTGGGGTCTCGACAAGGAAGACCCTCGTGCCGAGATTGAAGTTATAAAAATGCCGCCCCCGTAGGGGCGGCAAGTATCAGGGAGGTGTCACGTCGAAAGATATCACATCTGGGAAATCAACTTGACAGAGGTAGTGTAATGCAAATGGCAGAAAGAGACAATTATTTTCACGATCAGATAGAGGTAAGGGCAAACAGTGCAAGGGCAGGGCTTTCAACCACAGCAAGGATCAGGTGCCCTGCCTGTGCAGACCAGCGAAAAAAAGACAATGACCGATCAATGGCGGTTACCTTCTTTAATGACCGCCTTGTTTACAAATGTCACCATTGCGACGAGAAGGGTGTCATTCCCTATGATCGCAAGGATATAAAGCCCAAGCGATCTTACCCCAAAGTTCAACGCATCGATAACCCACCACCGTCAGCTATTGACTGGCTGGTCAAGGAAAGAAAGATCAGCCCACAGGTCATAAAGGACTACGGCGTTGTGGCGAGTCGAAAATATTTTCAGAAGCTACAGGCTGAAGCAGACTGTGTTGGCTTTCCATTCTACAACAATGGTGAAGTCTACGCGATGAAGTATCGCACCTCTGGTGGGGAGAAGGCACACACGCAGGAAGGCACTGGCGGTGCCCAGAGTTTCTTTGGCATTGAACGGGTAGCTGTAGACGCTGACACGCTGGTGATTTGCGAGGGTGAGATTGACTCGTTAAGCTTGGCAACCGCTGGCATTCCAAACGCCATGAGCGTTCCCAACGGGGCACCCATGAAGGCGTCTGAGGGAGAGGTTGATCCCCAGAATGACCGCAAGTATGGGTTTGTCTGGGCGGCGAAAGACCTACTGACACAAGCAGGCAAAGTTGTCCTAGCAGTGGATATGGACGGTGCTGGTCAGGCTTTAGCTGAAGAGTTGGCTAGACGAGTCGGTAAGGTTAAATGCTGGCAGGTCGAATGGCCTGAAGGCTGTAAAGATTCCAACGATGTGCTGGTCAAATATGGCAGTGAGAAGCTGGCTGAAGTCATCGGTGACTCAAAACCGTGGCCAATCACGGGTCTCTTTGATGTCGATCACTATGCTGATCAGGTTGACCAGATTTACGAGCGTGGTCATCAGCGTGGATTTTCTACTGGCTTGGACTGTGTCGATGAACTATTTACGATAGCGACTGGACAGCTTTCGATTGTCACGGGGCACCCATCATCGGGCAAGTCTGAGTTTATAGATCAGATCATGGTTAACATGGCTGAAGCATACGACTGGTCATTCGCCGTATGCTCTTTTGAAAACGATCCCCCCACCCACATTATCAAGCTTATGGAGAAACACGCAGGGGTGCCTTTCCACGATGGTCCTAGCATGAGGATGTCTCGTGATGAGTTGACTGAAGCAAGGGAGTGGTGCGGTCGGCATTTCTTTTTTGTTGAGCAGAACGACGGGGAGCCAGCGACCATTGAGTCGATATTGGAGAGGGCACAAGCCGCGATCCTACGATATGGGGTGAGGGGATTGATCATCGATCCTTACAACTATGTCGATATTGACAAGTCAAAGGTGAGTGAGACAGAGGCGATCAGTCAGATGCTGACACGGTGTCGCTTGTTTGCACGGGCACATGACGTTCACGTCTGGTTTGTTGCCCACCCTGCCAAGATGATGCGAGATGGTGGAGAGTTTCCTGCGCCAAAGGGCTACGACATTTCGGGTTCGGCGGCTTGGTTTGCTAAGGCTGATCTCGGTGTCACAGTTCACCGCAAGCCAGATACAAACATTTCAGAAATCCACTGCTGGAAAGTGCGCTTCAAGTGGATCGGACAACAAGGAGTCACAGATGTCGAATACTATAAATCAACAGGACAATACCGAGAACCCTTCCAATACACAGGAGGAGTTCAATCCCCAGTCTACGTTCAAGGCAGAGATTAAGGCACATTCGGTCATAGATTTTCTGGTGCTGGAGACAAGCCTCCCACCAGATTTTATCAATCTTCTCAACACAGAGATTGACTCGTTACTTGCAGAGGAGAATGTCAAGGACAAGGACTTCTCTGGAAACCTTGTGGGGCAGATTAAGAATGGGGCACAGCTTGCTCTGGAAAAAGACAGGTGCGATGCTTTTCATGGCGTCTATGGGGTGGCTGAAAGTCTGGCGAAGGAATACGCCAAACGATTTATGATGATCGGGGCTGGAGATGTGATCCAGCAGGGTGCCGTCGATTATATACACGCAGATTGCTACGAGGCATGGACAGTTCACAGCTTTCGGGGGGATTATAACCCCATCCATGACCACGGTAACCGACTCGATGGTGCCATGAGTTTCGTAATCTACACACAGGTGCCGCCTGATATGCGAAACAAGGAAGCGTCGAACATGAAGAACGCTTCGGGTTGGATGGATGGATGCATCAGCTTTGTTAATGGACCCACGAGTCAAAAGGCGGCGGCTTCTTTTCGCTGGCCGAAAGTGTTGAATATAATTCCTGAGGTGGGGAAGATGATTATCTTTCCACACTGGTTGAACCATATGGTCTACCCGTTTGACTGTGATGGTGAACGCCGTTCCATCAGTGGCAACATCACGATGATGACCGAGGAGCAACATCAAATATTGACGAGTCAATTAGAGAATATGGGAGGAGCAGGTGGAGAAAAATAATAATATTTTTTCGCAACCGGGTGCAGCCGGGAAAAAATCTGAGTTACCGGGTGCAGCCGGGAATAAAAAAAATAATTTTAATCCGCAGCGGGGTGCTGCATTAAATTTTAAGCCGTATTTGACGAGTCGTGGAGATGTTCTTGATGCCGCTCGTAACCTGATCTGTGGTGATCGGGCAAAGACTCACGGGGATGCTAGTGAAAACTTTGGGAATATTGCAGATTTATGGAGCGTGTATCTGAGCCGCACGATCACTGCGAGAGACGTGGCTTTGATGATGGCTCTTCTGAAGATAGCGAGAACAAAGTCGGGCACCGCTAACAGCGATGATATCGTGGACGCCATCGGATACTTGGCTCTGGGGGAAGAGGTGGTCTCCGCCCCCTCACAACAGGGAGCGGAGTGAATAGCCATTAAAGTTGTGGGCTAGAGGTGATTGCGAATCAGGTATCTGATCTGAGCAGAGGTTGTCCGCTCGTTCTCACCACACGCTTTCTTTAGCTTGGAAAGGCACACATCGTCTAGGACAATATGAATCCTAGTGTTGTCGCCAGCTTCTGTTGCTGGTTTCGGTGGTGTCGAGGCGACGTTGGAGAGCGTGTTCAACGGAACTCCAATATTTGCTTGCCCACCTCGCACCTCGCCTGTCGGATTGCTCTCTGATCGTTCTTGCATTGTGTAATCTCCTCAACACATCGAGCATTTGCTCGGAAGTATACGTTAGGTTAATTAGGTTACTCATAGTCCTCTCCTTTTATCACACTATATGTGTCACTGCAATCACGCCGTGTCATCTGGTGTGTCTTCTTTCTGGTCTCTTGGAACCAGCTTGACGATGTCGGCTGACGGTAGTTTCTTAGCGACTTCAGAAAACTCAGGCGACTGAAGCACATCACTGTAAGTGGCGGTCTCCAGATTGATCTGAATGCAATCGCCGTTGACCGACACACTCTCTACCTCACTCGTCAGGCACACGTTCTCACGCATCCCAAGAAAGACCATCAGTTGCTGTTGCTTAGATTCAAGCAACACAGCTATGTCCGCAAGACTTAACTGTGCAACGAGAGTGCCCAGAGAATCTGCGTGGATTTCTCTGGGTGCTTTGAGGTATTCGCTAGTCTGAATATACATTTGGCACGTCCTCCCATGTTACATTACCTTTGCCCCAACACCTTTCGCATTCAAGATCAACTTCGTCGTAGCCTTGCCACGGACCATTGGAGTTGACGCCGCCAACAACTACGTCTCCCTTGACTTGCCCAGTGCCTTCGCAATCACGGCATTCAAATTCAAAATCTGGAATGACTTCATCCCAGTCGTTTCGCCATGAGTAAATCATTTCAATCTTTACTGACGAGTCAATGCAAAGCTTAATCAAAGCTTCGATTGTTTTGGGATCGTCAGAGGTTTGAATGTCTGCTCGTATGCTGTTGTCAACCATGTTTACTCTCCTCTCGATTTGTTAGTTAAGAGATAGTCCTTGGTGATGGTGCCAAGTTCTTTGTTGCCACGCTTGTGAGACTTGACCCACACTCGTCGCCCATCACGCAGTCTGCGGAAGTGACCACGCACATCGTGCAATCTTTTTAATCCGCGCACTTCTTCTAGGTAGTCGGTCGGCGTGATTGATGCGCCATTAGTCTTGGGCAAATCAATCTCACACACAATGTGTGAATTAAATTTTATAGGTTTGCCGTAGCGTATTCCGCCGCGACCCGTTGCCAATTTCGGTGTCTTGATAACCCAGTCATAGTTCAAGACATGCAACAGACAGATCAGAAACCTTGCGTCACCAGCCGACGATATACTGCCAGACAATCTGGCGATTGCGTCATGATCTTCTGAACTGTAGTCGGGGTCGTCGCCCGACTTGCGAGGTACCATCCAATCAATCGACCTCGACTGCACGGCATGGATATGATTCGTCAGTCCGATGAAAGACCAGTCTGAATAACTGTCCTTAGAGACAGATTGTAACTGTTCGTTAAACCACTGAACGCCCAGCAACATGCGAACATTTTCCGCATGGGTATTTAAGTGTTGCTTGTACTCTTCTTCATACTCACCGCTGTCGGAAGGGGTAAAGGAAAAGTCCTGATGAAACGCCCGATGGTCTTTGTCTGACCAAGGATGTGGTGACAGTTCAAAAGCAGACCCATCAAACATAATCCGTTGACGGGTAACCGCTTGCCCTTCTTTTCCAGATGGGTACACGGGGTTAAAGCAGTAGTGATCCTCCTCGCCCGTCCCGATAAAGGGATAGTCAAGTTCTTCTATAAAGTAACCAACGTACTCGGATGTACCCGACAAACCTGCCGACCACATTGAATGAGCTACAGTGTTATTGGTCATGAGATAGTGTTCACCGATTGCTTCTTGTCTTACTTTCTCGTCCCACTCAATCCACATAGGTGTGTTAGGCGGCACGGCATCGCCGATAATAGCCAACAGTGCGTCGGCATCGATTGTCATCGACAGGGAAACGGCGTGACGAACCATTGATTCGTCTACTGCGTAACGAGTAGCTTTACGAAGTCCGTTGTAAGCACCTT